ACAACTTTTAAAACATCTTCAGCAAATTTATCAGCTACAAATTGTAACATTTCATTTGCATATTCTTTAGTTATTTGTTTGTCTGTAAGTTTTACTTTTATACCACTTGGGTAATAAGTATTACCGAAACCTATAGTAGGTATTCCTGCAGGACATTTATAAGGTCTGTCACTATATCCTTCAAACTGTTTTATTAAATCGTAACCTTTATCGCTTAATTTCATTGAAGTCTGCTTTTATTTCTTTAGCTCTATTAAATGCTGTTTTTAATAATTGCCAAATATCAACTTTAAATGAAGCTTCAATGTTTTCTTTAATAGATACTAATTCAACAAAGATTAATAGTATAGCACAAATCTTGGTAAACATAAAGTCAAAACCAAAAGCGTGTTTTACGAATTCATTTAAAACGAATTTGTCAATTAAGAATAAAAAGATTATACATATTTCGTATAATGCCATTTTAGAAATTACATTGCTTAATTTTCTACTTCTTATTGATTGTAAACCCTCAAGTTTTATGCTTTTAAATATACCTGTAAAAGTATCTAAAATTATTGCACTACCTACGGCTATTAATAAACCGTAGATAGGTACAAATAATAAAATTAATGAAGCAAAAAAATAATTAATGTATTTCATTATAAATGTTTATTCTTATTCTTCTATTACTTCTTCTTTAGGTGCTAAAGTATTAATAGCTTGTGCCACTGCTACTGCATCTGCTAATTGTAATAAACCACCTTTTTGTGCTAAATGTGCTACTTGTACTAAAATTTCAATTGCTTGTTTAGTTTCCATAATTGTTTGTTTTAATTAATTTTTATTTGATTTACTTAAAAATAACATAATGTTACTTTTGTTTTTAGTTTTCAAATGGGGGTTGTAGTGTTACATTAACGGGGTTAATTAGTAAGTCTAATTGCTTGTCTAAATTTTCTTCCATTGCAGGTACATCTAATGTAGCTTCTAACCATCCGCACACTTGGTCTTTAGTTAGTTCTTCATAAGGTGTAAAATCTTCACCTGTTGGTAAAGGCATCGAAGTAGCCCCGTAAACATCTGTAGAAACACCATCTTTTTCTGCAGCATAACGCCAATGAATTGTAATTACTACATCTTGTAAATCACCATCTTTTTTGATACATTCCATTGCTGAAATTATCCACTTAAATTGTGTCATATTATTTATTTATTAATTTTTTTAATTCTTCAATTTGTTTTTGTTGCTCTTTAATAGCATTTACTAAAGCTGCATAAATACCTTCTTTGTCAAGACCTAATCTATTACCTTCTTCAGTTTCAAATTCTTTTACTAATTCAGGCATCACTTCTTGTACTTCTTGAGCAATAAATCCAAATTGTTTTCCTTGATTTATTTTGTCATCTTTCCAATTATAACTTACAGGTCTTAATTGTAGTATTTCATTTAAACCATAATTTAAACTTACAATATTATCTTTTAACCTATTATCCGAAGGGTTTGTACTTGTTAAAGCACCACCATTAGAATATACTAAACCTGTCCCTAAATTACTAATAACTACACTATTTGAACTTAAAATAGATAAAGGTGTTGAACCTATGTTAACATTGTTAATGTAAAAATCATTTGAAGCACCTAAAGAAAAAGTATATTTAGTACTTCCGCTTCTTTCAAGTGTTAATGGTGTTGTACCTAAAAATCTACCTACACCTGCTACGTCTAATTTGTAACTTGGACTTGATGTACCGATGCCTACATCACCGCCACTTAATAAAATCTTACCACCATTACCACCTATTTGTACATCTAAAGCAGCTGAAGCTGAATAATCGTATGCATCTAATTTTAATGTGCTTCCGTTGTTATATAAATAAATTGCTTTATTATTTATAGCTGAAGCTATACCTGTATCTGAAGAACCTGTAGATAAAATCTTTACCCAAGAAGGTATACTTGAAACAGTACCTGAACCTACTTGCAATGCTGATACAGGACTTGTTGTACCGATTCCTACGTTGCCACCTGAAGTGATACGCATCTTTTCAGAATCATTAACTCCAAAAGTTAAAGGTGTATTTGTAACAGTTTTTACCATTCCAACAGCAGCACTACTATCAACAGAAAATACCATTCTATTTGTAGCACCTGAATCAGTAGAAACAAATCCACCGCCACGACCGCCTCTATTTTCTATATTTGCACCATATCCATAAACTTGGTAATCAATTGGAGAAGTTGTGCCAATTCCTACGTTGCCTGAAGCATTAATTAAAAAAGCAGTTGTATTGTCTGATTTTTGAAATTGTGCTAAATTACCTGTACCTGCATTATATAAATACAAAGTTGTACCTGTGCTACCTGAATTATTTAAAGATAAATTTAAACCTTGTCCTGATGTAGCAGTAGAATAAGCAATAGTAAGTGGTTTAGTTAAATTTACATAAGTTGAAAATTCTGTAAAGCTACTATCACCTAATGCAGTTGAACCTGTATATAATGGAATTTTTCCTGTAGTTCCTGAACCTGAAATACCTGCAGAAATAGTCCAACTTCTATTTGCACTTAAATCAAAAGTAGTTCCGTTAATTGTTAACGTTCTTGCAGTTGGTGTATAAGCAGTAGATGTATAAGCATTAGAACCTAAATCACCTAATTGTGTAGTTAAAACACCTGTAGCATCGTTATACTTAAAGTTTGTTATTGTTTTTAATTGATTACTTGCATCAGCATAAACAATTTGACCATTAACATTACTTGCAGCAGATAAAATAGGCATATTGCTAAAGGTTTTTACACCCGAAATAGTTTGACTTCCTGACAACTTAACAACTGCACTATCTAAAGCGTATGTACTATTATCATAAGAAATAGTAGTTCCTGATATTTTAACAAAACCTGTTCCGTTTAAAGCTGTTTGTTTAGCATTAAATGTAGTCCAATCTGTAGAACTTAAAGCACCATTTGCTGAACTACTTGCAATACCTAAACTTAAAACTTGAGTTGATAAAGATAATCCATTTGCAGTTCCAATAGTTACCGCATCGTGTAATTGGCTTGTTAAAGCATAAGTATTAGAATCTAAAGAACCATCACCTTTTAAAAATTGTGAACTTGTACCTGCTAATACAGTACCTAAAGATTTATTTTTCCAAAGTGAACTTGCACTTTCATATACTAAAAACTGATTGTTAGATTTAGAAGTAATTAATACATCGTGAATTTCATCTAATTCGTAACCATTTTGTATTTTAACTTCTATTTGTCCTTGTGTTGGGTGTGAACGTGTAACAACTCCAATATAAACCAAATGCGCAGGGGCTACTTGTTTTGTAGTTGTATAAGCACCCGCTGTAGTAGAAGATAAATATAGCTGTGTTCCTTCAGTAATTGCTGAAGTATCTAAACCTATAATATCACCTACACATACTACATATCCGTTTGAATTATTAGCTATATCCGCTTGTAATATTCCAAATGTTTGTGCAGATGTAGAATCACTTGTGGCAATAGCTTTTGCTATCGTTGGCTTATTACCATTAGCACCATTGATATAAACTATAGTTCCTTTTGTTAAAGTAGAACCTGTAGTGTTTCTTACTTGACGAACTAATGTACCTGCTTGACCTGCTACAGGGAATGTGATTAAAGAACCATCACCTGCTATGTATTGTGTAGTATCACCTGTAGGGTTGTTAAATTTAGCATTTAAAGCATTTTGTAAATCTGTTTGACTACTTAATGTTCCTGTAATTGCACCCCAAATAGCACTATTAGCAGCGATTTCTATATAAGTAGAACCACTCCAACGGTATATTTTATTGTTGTCTAATGTTACATATATCTTACCTGTCTCACCTGTAGTAGGTAAAGCAGCATAATTAGCTACTTCTACCACGTCATCTACATAAGAAGGTAATTCTGAAGCAGGAACTTTTCCACCTACCAAATTAGCTTTTAAATCTAAAGCCGATTGTAAGTCGGTTTGGTCAGATAGTGTGCCTAATATATCGCCCCATTTAGCATAAGAACTACCTTTGTTAATATTGATTTCAATTACAGTAGGTGTTATGTTTAAAGTAACATCATCTGCATTATCAATTACACTAATATCTACGATTTGGTCGTTTGGCTGTGCAGTAACTTCAATGTTATTTACAATTTCAGTTACACCAATAGTAATATCATCACCCATTTTTTTATCTTGTTACTTCGTTAGTAATATTAAACCCACCTTGTACATACGTTTTAACTACTCCACTTGCTAAAGTAATTTGTATATCATAAACATAATTGTAAACAGGAATGTCTATGATTTGTGTGTTAATTTTAAATTCTCCATTTGTGGCATTAGTTATAGTAATACCTGCAGATGAAACCGAAGTAAGAGACAAAGCAGCATTAGTATCTGAATAGCTTTTACGCAATTGCATTTTAATAGTTGCACCTGTTAAATTAACAACTGCAGTATTAATCTTTAATTGAAAAGCAACTTCATCAAAAGTGTCCCCCTTTATATGTGTAAATTGTAAACTCATTTTTTATCTTTTATTTTATTTAAAAATAGTTGCAGTTTTTTTACGTTAACCGCTTTTGGCTTATAAGTTTCTTTTTTTATCATAGTACCCAACTTACAAAATTAGCTTCTGAATCAGGGAACATATCCCCGTTTGAATTAGTGTTATATTCAGGAAACGTTGCTGTGTTATAACAGATATAATCCAAGAATCTATTAGTATAGTGTTGTGCTACATCACGCTCTTTTTCAATTAAGAAATCTATTTCGTTCTTTTCAACGTTTGTACTATTCTCGCTGTTGTGTTTATATACACCTTTATTAGCTATTGTATATGCCGAATAAGGCAAATATTCTACCATAGCCCAATGTATTACCATTGGTTTAATATACTTGCTTAAAAGTGTTGTATATGGACTTGCTAAAGTACCTGCTACGATATCATCGTTTATTTTATCATATAGTTTAGTTCCTAAATAATTTTGAATATGAATATCCTGTGCTATTTTTACAAACTGAATAAATTTATCCGTGTCAACGTTTCCATTCATTACTGTGTATTTAACTATATCTTCTCTTGTTACAAATAATGCTTGAGCCATATTTTAATTTTCTTTATTATAGTCAGGATGATGTCCGTGATTTGGCATATCGTATGGTGTCATAGCAACCTCTTTAGGGTTTCTAACTCTATAGCCATATTTTTCTGCCTTGTTTGTACTAATTTTAGTTGCATTAGGATTGGTAACATCAATCTTTACATTGTCAAATGAAACGTAAGTTTGTCTTAACCATTTGTGCTTACAATTAACCCCACCTTTGTATAAGAATAAATCATAAGGCAATCCTTTGTGACCTTGACCTGCATTTACAAAATTAGAATTAGTATTTACTATATCTTCTTTTCTGTAAAGTTTAGATGCTCTTAACATTTTATTGCAAAATTCTCTTTCACCTGATTCAGCGCCTGAATATTTGTATCTTGTAATGAATCTAATACCATCTACATTTTCATCTTGTGAACTCTTTGCGTTAGGTCTACCTGTAATAGCAGTTGCAAGTTTTTGAATTAAAGACAATTCTTTCTTTTTAGGATTGTTTAAAGATTCAATTTCAGCATCTAAATCTTCTTCAGATTCTAAATCTACTTCAGTTTCATCAATCAAAACCCATTCTTCACCAAGTTCTTCACCTTTATCAATTAAAGCGTTTGCAATATTTGGGTCTGTATGTGCAGACATTTTAATACCTGTTTCTTCTTCAGCAGTTTCAGCATTCATTCCTGAAGCATCTACAAATTCTAAAGGCTGAATAGTCTTAAAGTATAATTTTAAGCTAATATCATTTACTGCTAAAATTTCATCAATAGCATTAATCAGTTCAAGTTGGTAAGGTTTAATTACAATGTTATCAAATAACAAAGTAGCAGTTTTAATTTCATCTGCATTATTACCTAATCCGCCGCCTGTGTCACGAATACCTAAAAGCATAGGCGAAGTAACTCTATGCCCTACAATTAACTTTTCAAAACATTCAGTACTTAAATATTCATAGTGTGCAGGTGCATCATTCAAAGGTATATCTTCTACTGTAGTTTTACTTTCTGCATTGGCATTAAAAGCTACAATTACTTTTTCACCTCTTGAACCTGTAATTTTACTTAATACGTCACGTTTAATTTTGTCACGCATTTCTTCATTAGGAATACCATTATTGAAGTTAATTACTTTAGTACCTGAAAATCCGTTTTGAACGTCATTAATCAAGTAGTCACTAATTTCTTCTTCTAATTTAGCATAAGGCAAAGCACCTGAATAATCAATAGGTGTGTAATAATGAAATCCACTAACATAAGGATGTACCACATACATTTCAACTTCATTACCATTTCCGAATCCAAATGCAGGAATTCTTTTAGCTTGTTCAGAAGG